TGGCAACAATCTGGGCAAATTGTTGGAAGGCGGACGAGTTCACTATCTGATTTATCTTAATCGATATTGGTTCAAGCGCCTTGGTCACAAAGTTCAGGAAGTTCTGCCATGCCCTGCCCCAAGTTAGGGGCATATTGCGAAACTGTTTGTCAATCGTATCACTTGCTTCCAGCATGGCAGTTTTGACAATGTCGGCCGTAATCTTCCCGTCTGCTCCAAGTTTCTTAACCTCGCCACGGCTAACGCCTAACTTGTTTGCAATAGCTTGGATTAAGGCTGGTGAAGTTTCAGCAAGGGAACGCAACTCGTCACCCTGCAACTTACCACTGGCCATAGCCTGAGTAAGCTGAAGCATGGCGCTTTTTTGTTCTTCGATACTGGCACCACCGACTACAAATGACTTGTTCATGGTTTCCAAAAAGGCAATTGTTTCGCCGTTGTTTTGGAAAACATCGCCAGCCTGCATCCGCATCTTAGCTACACCGTTTGCCATGGTTGTATAAGCTGAACCTGTACGCTGTGCGGATGTATAGATAGACTTTTGCAGTTCCTCTGTCGTCTGCATACCGTCACGGATCATATCTAAACGAGCGTGCATATTAGCATACTCGTCTGACATACCTATAGCTTGTTTGGTAATTTTACCGACTGCAATACCAGCTAAAGCGGTCTTCAACAAACCTTTCAAAGATACTAACCTACTTAGTTTGTTAGAAGCGTTATTAGAGGCATTCCCTAAATCTCTTAGAGCCAGTTCTTCTTTTTTGAGCCCTGCAGCTGCTAAAGTCGCACTATTTACAAATCTACCGTTAATATCAATGAGTCGCCCAGCTTTATTGACAAAATATTGACCAGAATCACCAGCTTTTTTCATAGCGGACTCTTGGGCCTTCATAGTTTTGTCTATGCCAGAGCCTGCATTTTTGACACGCTCCATAGTCGCATAGATTTTATTCAAAGTGCCTGTGACTCTACCGGTCAAAGACATGGTTGTTTGTATATTTGCCAATAGAATCACCTCACTTCTTCATTCTTTTACGTTGTTTCGCCTCTTCGTGCATGACTGCAGCGAAAAAAGCTTTTTCTTCTACATCCATATTCACAAATTCACTAGGACGAATGTAATAGTTTACGAGGGCGAAGTAGGCAAGTTGTGCCTCTGCGTCCTCTTTTATTAGTTTTTTGCCTCGTCAACCTTGTCTTGGAAAGTTTGGTTGATACCGCTGAGTTCAGTTACAGCTTCCAAAATCAAGGCGCTTTCGCCCCAATTGAACATGGTACCGAATAACTCAGAAGCTCCCATTGCTCCATAAGAATCTTGCAATTCTTTATCATTAAGGTCAGGAACCACGATAGACGCAATACAGATTTCACGGTTATATTTAACACCGTCAAAGACACGCTCTTGGCGTCCATTGCGACCAGGTTTATTGACAAAGCAACGGTCATTGATTAAGTCCGCTTCACGAGCGCTCAACACTCGAATTTTAACTGGCTCCTCAAAAGAAGGAAGCAAGACATCCTTAGTCTGCTCCCCTTTTTTATTTTGTTTCAAAAACGCTTGTAATCCACTCACCACTATTTCCTCCTTGTGTTAGTATGTAATTTCTTGGAATTCTGATAAGATATCAAAATCTTGGAACGTGAAGTCAGTTTCTTCGTCAATGACCTCATCTGCTGATCCATCTAGTTTAAAGATAAGCGATTCTTTGAACAGAACCCCTTTCAAAACGATGGTATAGCGACCTGCACGAGATGTGCGATCTTCATTGGTACACTTGATATCAATACGAGGTAGCAACCCGTTTTTGACGTATTCAAGGGCCATCTTCTTCAATTCAGGACGATGGTAATACATCTTCACAGTTCCTGTACCTTCTGCACCGACAATCTTACCACCCTTCATACGAGAGTTGAGAGGGGTAACATCAGCTTTTGTGTATTCAATTTTTGCTTCTAGAGAGATAAGCTCTGCTAGTTCGTATTGCTTGTCATTGATTGTAAAGAAGACCGTTCCTTCTTTAGCTGACAAAGCATCTAATTGGTTCATAATAGCCATTAGCTAGTTTCTCCTTTCTTAATCACAGATAACCGTCATGTACAAGATTTCCATAGCGTCTGTCAAGACAACTGGCAAGTTCACCACAACTGATTCTTTAGTGATACCTTGTGAAATCTCAATATCTTTAGCTTGGTACTCCAAGGCTTGCTTTTGAGCAAGTGGGTCAAGGACCATTGTGATGATTCGTTGTTTAAACAGCTCACGACCATTCACGTTGTTTGGTACTTTACCGATGAAGTAGTTTTCAAAGATGTACTTGACGTTAGCATTGATATTATCCATTGTACGAACAAGTTTGTTCTTACCAAAAATACGACTGTGTTCTGCCGTATAGCTAGTAAATGAGTTCACATCTGACAGGATAATAACTTTTTCATTTCGATAAGCAAAGATAAGCTGACCTTTATTGATGAGCTTTTCAGCCTCTGCTTCATTCTTACGCTCACAGTCAATAGCTCCTGGATACGACTTGAATGTATTGGATTGCAAGCCAGCCCCTGCATACTTACCAGCTACGAAGTATACACAGTCCTTAGCGCTTAGTTTGGTACCATCGCTCAATGTAACCCCGTTACCCACTGATACAACACCTTCATCGTCAGCATCCGTGTAATCATTCAAGACTGCAATAACTGAACGACCAGCGTCACGCCATTTCTTGATATGGGCCGTAACAAGTGCTTTTGTCGCACTTTCATCCGTACCCAAAGCCAAGACACGGAAGTCTTGAGTATCAAGTGCGTTTAGGAAATCTTCAACCTCTGAATTGGTTGTAGCTCCATCGGTACCACCTTCAAGTAAGATTGTTTTATCTTCTGTTGTTAAAGTACCCGTTACATTCACATAGTCATTCTTAAATGGCAAGGCTGTGATGATTTGTTTATCAACTTCTTTTCCAAAAAAAACAGTTGTTACTTCAAAGCCAGTCTCAACTTGCTTCTTGAAGATAACATGAATATGGTTACCAGCTAGCCCTTTGTATTTAGCGGTAACGACCATATCGTTTTCTGTTTTCGTTGCCTGTACCCCAGTGTTGTTCACACCATTATAGACAAGGACCTTACCGGTTCCTTTCAAGGCTTCACGAATTGAAAGAAGTTCATCAATCGGTTTACCAAATAGGCGACGGAAGTTGCTTGTACCATCAACAAGTGTGAAGGCACCAGGTTCTCCCCAAGATCCAGCAATCATGACTGCTGCAATCGTATTGTCTTCCAAAGGAATAATCACATCATCTCTTGATACGAAGTTGATGTAGGCCTTTGGAACTCGTTTATTCTGTACTGTCCATTGTGCCATTAGTTAGCCACACCCTTTCTCCAGTCTTCTAAAATGCGTCTTACTTCTGCTAGTGAGTATGACTGGTCATCTTCCAGCAAAATATTTAACAAAGTTGCATCATCTTCAAAATACTTGAGTAGCGCCTCTTTGCCAAATTTGTCTTCAGTGGTTGGTACCACTGGTTCGGTTACATAACCTACTTCTTCATTCATTTCCATGAGAAGTTTCACCTATCCTTTCTAATATTTGCATTGTCGGTTCTTCTTCAACCCATCGAACGTATCGAGTGATTGTAAATGTGCATATCAAATCATTCGCATTGTATTCCACCTTCAAGTCATTGATAGGGTACTTATCCCCTAAATAACGAAAAGAAGGCGAATTAAACACCGTTTCAATCTCCTCAAACTTCTGGTATAAGTCGGTTGTTTTTTCGGTATAGTAATGCAGCAAGACAATAAAAACCTGCTTATCGTTTTGGTTGGCCAACCGCTTCCGAGTCACAGGTTTCACATCTACAATAAAACAAGGTGTTTGCAATCCTTGCTGGATTTGTTCGTCATACACCTTACATCCAAACACATCTTTGAGTTGCTTGATGACGAGTGGTCTAATACTATAATCCACCTAGTTCCTCCTTTAGCCTCTCTTCGATTTGTTGCGTGATTTGTGGGATTTTTTGTTTAATCTGTTCTTCTGTCAGTCTCATCATAAAGTGCCCTTCTACCCAAGGATTGACCAAGCGCTTGCCAATTGCAGGAACATATCGCCCTACTTTCTGACGGTGTCCGCTTTCGACGAAAGAAGCATATTCCATAGGGTTGAATGCGATAACCTCGTACACATCCCCGTTTTTACTTACTTCCATCTTCCAGGATTGATTTAGCTTACCTGTTAGGCCCTTTGGTGTTCGCTCCTTAACCTCTTTCAAAAAGGCTAGGCCGATATCTTTAGCAGCCTGCATAAACTCAGAGTCAATGATCGCTTGAGCTCGTTCAAGTCGTTTCAAGAACTCTTGAACATCACTATCATCATAGCCACTCATGTCGTCTCACCACAATTTCTTGATGCGTGACATAAACCATTGGGTCTTCACTGGTCAAATACTTAACACCATCTACAATCATTTTACTACCAGCTTTGATAGTAAATTTAGGCGAACAGAAAATCTTGTGTTCTGTCTTGAGTTGATGCGCTTCATTCTGCTCTGTATTCACTAAGTTGCGAACAGAGACACGACAGGGTACCTTCTTGTAGACTTCTTTGAACTCTACGAAATCAGCCCCGTTAGGCTTCGTACCATCGACAGTATCAAACACATCCATCTTTTTATCATAGGTCCATTCAATGCTTGGTGTTGCCTGAGATAAGACATCATTGATATTCATCCTACCACCTCAACTTTCTGAACCGCTGTAACTGACTGGTAAAGTCCAGCAAGACACTTTCAGCACGTCTGGCAAAGTCTGACTTACCCAATTCGACACGAGTATCTCCAACGGAAATATTCTTGCCTTGGACAGCTTGGTCAGGATTACAAACAACAGAAACCATCTGAATGGCCACAAAACGCAACTCCAAAGGAAAATCCTCACGATTACAGTAGTTAAGAATGTTCTGCATGACTTCATCGACCACTAACGGTTCTGGATATCCTGAATAACGTTGTTCGTACAAGTCAATTAAGGCTTGTCTAGCATCTTCATTATGCTTTTGGATTTCTTCCGATGTTCTCTTCTCCATCAGCAGAACCTCTCTTTCTACTTATCGTCCTTAGCGGATTTCTTAGCTAATTTGTCAAGCTCAGCTAGAGCATTATCACGTTCAGCAACTACTGCATTGTACTCTTGAATAGTGTAAGTACGTCCGTTAGTTGCTGGCTCTACGACTACATACTCACCATCTTTGATTTCAACCACATCGTAACCATCTTCAAGGAAGGTTACTTTTTCTAGTTCATCAATATCTAGTACACGATTGTCTTTTTTTACTGTTAACATTTTCTATCCTCCTTCTTTAAGGTGCGACGACAAAGGCTAGACCTTCATGTTTAGTCTGGAATAGCAATACATCATCGTAAGATTGTTCGTAGTACAAGTAGTTACCGCTTGAAGAAGCGCTTGGTGCGTCAAGTCCTACAAATTCATATTTTTGTGGCGCTGCCATACATGGAATATGAATCAAGAAGAAATGGATTTGTTTGGCAGTTGGGTCAACTTTAGCACCATTTGTGAAGTTGTACAAGGTCTTCATACGGTCAGATGGAATAGATGGTTCAATAGTCACATCGTCCAAACGACCAATAGAACGGTCAATCACTGTACCTTGGCCGTGGATATTGACTGTACGACCAAATTGCTTGATGTTCTTGATCATACGTTTAACCGCTGGTGTACAGAAAATAACACGACCTTCTGCTGGTACTCCAGCTTCGTCCATTTGTTCCATCAACTCATCGAAGGTTGCGAGGAAGTTTTCCTCAGTCAAATTCAATGACTTAATTTGTTTACTTTCTGTATCAAGTGCTTTCTTACGGGAGAACAATTTAGATACCATGAATTTATCCATTTCTGGAACTTTTTCAGTATCGTTGAATGTTTTAGTGATGTTAGCAATCGAAACGACATAGTTACTTTCATCAACATCTGATGGGTCTACTAGTGTTGACCAGTAACGCTCATTGGTCAATGTGTATGTTTCCCATTGGTTTTCATAGTTAGCGTCAATATTCGTAATCGTGCGACGTGTACGGTCTTTACGCCCTTCTTTAATCAAAAGACGTGGTACTTTCACTTCTTTAGCTCCTGTGAACTTCAAAAGTGTGTTGGATGGAGAGTTCCAAAGTTTTTGAGTGAATAACAATCCGTTTTCACTATAACGTTTTTGCAAACCTTGTTGGTAAGCCTGTGCATAGTTCAATGTTGCTGGCATATCTGTTCCTCTTTTCTATTTTTTGATTATAAATCCGACGTAAACGCGTCAATCATCCGCGTTGTCAGATCGTTAGCAACTGTTTCTTCTTGTGTTGCCCCTTGTGGCTTAGCACCAGCGATGTGTGGTTCTACAGCCTTTTCTGGAGCAAATAAAAAGCCTTTAGATTCCTTCAAAGTCGTCAACTGTTCATCTAACCCAGTCACCGCTCCGTTGTCACCTAATCCCAATTTAGACTTATCTAGTAGACTAGACACGATTCCAGCGTCATGAACCTTACCGCTTAAGTGCATTTCAATAGCATGATCTAGTTGCATTGTCTTGAGTTGTTGTTCATGTTCCTTCTGTTGTGTCTTGTACTTGCTGTCCAAGTCTGAGTATTTTTGTTGTAGGTCAGCATTGCCCTCAGCGTCTTGTTTGAGCTGTTTCATGTCCTTATCACGCTCTTTCAACTGGTCTTGCAAGCCCTTGGCGTTATCTTCTGCAGCAGACACCTTTGCTTGTAAGTCCTGTGTTGATTTCCCGTGTTCAGTCATAACTGCTTCAACTTGTTCTTCAGTCAATCCTAACTGTTCCAAAAATTTACGATTCATTTCTTTTCCTCCTGTACGTTTGTTTTAACGTGGCAACGACCACGACATTTTGGTAAAGTAAAAAAGCCTTTTAACGCCATGCCCAGGGCGATTGTTTATAATCTTTCCTAGTTGTATAATAGACAAAAGGAGGTGAGATTATGAAAAAATCTGAATTGGAAACTTTAATTTCTAACAAAAGCCAAGAAATTTTCGCTCAAATGGCTAAAGAAATAAAAGAAAATTATATAGATAATCCTGATA